ACCGGCGGGTCCACGGCCGAGATCATCTCCGTTCTGCTCACCCACTCCGGCGGGCACCAGTAACTCGTTCACGATCCGAGCGTCGCGGAACGCCGGGACTAAGGGAAGTGACGTAACATGCCGAACCCGACCGCAGGCCAGGTGCACGTTGATACGCTCCTGACCGACCTTTCGGTGGCGTATCTCCAGAGCTCGACCAAGTACGTCGCCGACCGGGTCTTCCCTCGGGTTCCGGTGGCCAACCGGTCGAACATTTACGCCGTCTACTCGCAGGCCGATTTCCTCCGTGACGAGGTGTCGATCCGTCAGGCCGGTTCCGCGCCCCGCCGGGTCGGCTATGGCACCGACAACACCAACAAGTATTCGGCTGACGAGTACGCCGTCGAGCACATCATCGACGACCAGGTCCGAGCCAACGCTAACGGGCCGTACATGCCGGAAGAGGACGCGGTCAAGTTCCTCACGCAGAAGATGCTGCTGAAGCGTGAGGTGGACTTCGCCGCCAAGTTCTTCTCTACCGCGATTTGGACGGGCTCCTCTAAGGCTTCGGGGGACATGGAGGGCGGCACCGACTTCACCAAGTGGAGTAACGCTGCTTCGACCCCGATCGAGGACATCCATAAGGAGATGCAGAACGTCGAGGCGAAGACCAGCCTGCTCCCCAACAAGCTGGTCGTGAACCGCAAGGTGTGGTTCAACCTGAAGAACCACCCCGACATCGTCGACCGGGTCAAGTACACGTCCCGTGACGCCGTGTCGACCGACATCGTGGCCCGTCTCCTCGGTCTCGATGAGATCCTCGTCGCCGCCGCGGTGAAGAACAGCAACCCTGAGGCGCTCGCCCACTCCGGCTCCTACATCGAGGGTTCGAACGCTCTCCTCGTCTATGCCGCCCCGTCGCCCGGGCTGATGCAGCCGTCGGGTGGTTACACCTTCGTGTGGACCGGCCTCATGGGTTCCAACGAGGGTCAGGTTGTCGAGACGTACCGGGACGACAAGGTTGTGTCCGACGTGATCCGTATGCGGGCCGCGTGGGACCAGCGGGTCATCTCCGGCACCCTCGGTGTGCTGTTCCACTCTGCCTCCACCAACTAGACCGAATGGGAGAAGCACCCACGATGCTCCTTGCTCGCCGGCAGTTCACCTGCGGCCCGTACATCCTCGAGCCCGGCGATGTCCTCACCGACGAGATGCGTGACCTGCTCCCCCCCGGCCGTGTGCCGCAGCTGTTGGCGCACGGCTGGCTGGACGAGCGGGTGGACCACAACGAAGTCCTTCGGATGGTGCAAGACCTGGAAGCCCGCGTGTCGCGACTTGAGGCTCATCAACCGGAACCTCCGCGACGGGGTAGACCGCCGAAGATTCAGGAGAACTTGGAATGACTGTCGGCTGGTTCAAGAAAGGTTTCTTCCTTCAGAAGCTGGACGTGGGTGCGGCGTCAACGAAGACGTCCGGTCTGAACGTGGCAGGGCCGATCTCGGCATCGACGAGCGTCACCGCCTCGAAAGGGCTCGTTGAAGCCGCCCAGAAGCTCACCCACTCGACCGGGCAGGCGGCCCTCAACAAGTTCGGTCTGAGTGTCCTGTCCGCCACGGCAGCTTCGACCTACACGTTGGGTCCGCCGTCGGTGGCGGGCATCATGAAGTACATCGCTTTCACCACCGGTTCGAACAACCTGGTGGCGAAGACGACGACTCCTTTCGCTAACTCGACCGCCACGAAGATCACTCGGGTCGCGTCGAAGAAGGCGCTGGTGCCTGTCGGGGCGATCCTGATGGGTGCCACCGGAAGCAAGTGGGCCGTTGTTGGCCTGTCGGGTTCGTCTGCGGTCAGTATCAGCTAGCCACAAGGAGCGCCGAAAGGTGAGCGCCGATGGACACGACCAGCCCGAACCCGACGCCGAACCCGACGCCGCCGCGGCGTTCCGCGAAAAGATCCGCAGCATCCAGTTCCTCGGCCGCGGTAAGGCGTCCCGGGCGAAACGGATCGTCTCGAACCAGAAAACCGAGATTGAACGCGCCGGCGGCGAGTTCACCTAACGAAAGAGAGCCTCAGAGCGCCATGGGCCGCAAGATCGCCATCATTGGGTTCACCTCGTCCCACCAGTACGCCCCTTGGGGTCAGGACGGCTGGGAGTTGTGGATCTGTAACAATTTGCACCAGTTCGTGCCCGAGTCGTGGTCGCGGCTGTATGACCTGCATGACCTGGAAACGATCCGGTCCGACAAGGATCATGAGGCGTTCCTGCGGCGTTGTGAGAAGCCGGTTGTGGTGTGGAACGCCCGGGAGGAATGGCCGGCGTCGGTGGCGTTCCCGAAGGACGCCGCGGTCGAAACGTTCGGCCGGTACTTCACGAACTCGATCAGCTGGATGACCGCCCATGCTCTCATGGAGATGGGTTCGTCCGCCGAGGAGTGGGCCCGGGGGCAGGTCAAGGCGCTGCTCGAGGACAACCCGGGGTTGGAGCCTCTCGAAGCGGTCCTGTTCGACTCGGCCCGGAACCAGTACATGTCGGAATGTGAACTCCACATTTATGGTGTGGACATGGCGCAGGGCACCGAGTACGCCAACCAGCGGCCGTCGTGTGAGTACTTCCTCGGTTTGGCCGCCGGGATGGGCGTCAAGATTCATGTCCCGCCCCAGTCGGACCTGTTGAAGAACACGACGCTGTATGGGGTGGAGGACGACTCGTTCCTGCGGATCAAGCTGGACGACCGGGAGAAGGAACTGGTCGGCCGGATGAACGGTCTGCAGGAGGCGTTCAACCAGACGCAGGCGCAGATCTTGCAGCTTCAAGGGGCCCTCGAGACGACGAGATATTTCAAGACGGTGTGGACGAACCCGCGTGCTGAGCGCGACGGGTCGGCAAAGGAAGCCCCGGCTGAGGCTCTCGGACTAGGAGCCTAGAATGGCCGGCACCAACCGCAACATCACCGGGACAGCTATTACTGCCTCGGCGACCGCCCGCCTCAACTACACCGGACCAACAATCGCCAACCAGGCCTATCGGGGACTGCGGCTATTCATCGATGTCACCGCCGGGTCATCGGCGGCGTTCAAACCGAAGTTCACCCTGCAAGGCGCCATCCCTGGCACCACCAAGTTCTACAGCGTTTGGGTATCGTCCGCTTCGACGACGGCGAACACCATGAAGGTGCTCGTCTACCCGGGGATCAAGTCGTCGACGGTGACCGGGCTGGGTCCCTCCACCCAGGTCGGCTACACCAAGGTCATCGGAGACGCGCTCCCCGCTTTCTGGCGGATCCGGTCCACCCATTCTGGGAGTTCCGGGTCGAGCAAGAACGCCGCCCGGGCCACGTTCGGTATCTACGCCGAGTTCCTGGTCTGACGGTGGCGTTCACCAACCATCCATCGACTCGGCCGATCGACGCGGTGCGGTCGCTGGTTGGTGACGTCTCCACGTCGGACACCACCGTCTACCTGTCCGACAACACCTACACCTATTTCATCGCCCAGACCCCCAACTTCTTCTCAGCGGGGGCGCTCGCCGCGAACGCCATCGCCGCGTTCTTCATGGGGAAAGGGTCCGAGGTGAAGGTGGGCGACCTGATCGTCCGCCGCGACATGGCGAACTCGTTCCGGGCGCTCGCCATCGAGTTGAAGACGATGTCGGCGAAAGGGATCGCCCCCTACGCCGGCGGGATCTCCCGGTCGGATAAGCGGGCCAATCAGCAGAACACCGATCTGGTATCGCCGGCGTTCCGGCGGTCCGAGTTCGATAACCGCTATGCCCTCGACCCGCAAAGCTCGACGTCGACATGAGTTTCGAGTATGCGTCCTATCTGGAGTTCATGCCGAGCACCGTCAAGATCTCGACGCGCAAAGGTTCCAACAACTACGGCGAGGCGACCGTGTCGACCACGACGACCAGGTATCGGGCGCGGATCACGTTCCAGCCGCATGAGATGCGCCGCGCTGGCGGCGAGGTTGTCGCGGTGAAGAATGTGTGTTGGGTGGCGTCGACGGGGACGATCCACGCGACGGACCGGATCACGCTACCGGACGGGTCGACCCCCCCGATCCTCGGTGTGGAGACACCGACGGACCGGGACGGGAACCATCACAACAAGCTGCTGTTGGGCTGGTCGTGATGCACGAGATCCGCTGTGTATGCCACCGGCTCCTCATGAAGATCTCTAGCACGTCTTCCTATCGGCTTGAGGCGATGTGCCCGCGGTGCAAGAAGCTCGCCTTATATGCCTCCACAGGGGTGTCTCGTGGGATTGGTTGAGGACATCGGCACCTACCTCGCGGCCCAGTCGACCCTGTTCGTGTTGGGCACGAAAACATTCTTGAACTTCATGCCCGACTCGCCGAACCGGGCCCAGTCGATCATTGAGACAGGCGGCCCGGCCCCCGAGTTCGTCATGGGTGCCTCCACCAAAGTGGCGATCGAACATCCCCGCATCCAGATGGTGTGCCGCTCGACGAGTTCGACCGCGGCCCGGGCGGACATGGATAGAGCATGGGTGATCCTGAACGGCGTGGCGAACCAGGTGTTGAGCGGGACGACGTATCTGCGGATCTCGGCGGTGCAGTCGCCGTTCCTGCTCGAGCGGGACGCAAAAGGTCGGCCGGTGTTCGGCTGCAACTTCGACGTGATGAGACGCCGGTAGTTATTCCTCCCGAGGCATATGGCCCCGTCGCATATACGGCTGTAGACACCGCTATCTTCGTGCCGCACTGCACCGCCTGTAACCGGCGGCTCGCCGAGTTCCTGCGGGGCACCCTGTCGATGCGATGCCCCAACTGTAAGACCCAGGTCTTGATACAATCCTCGTAGACGTCCTTTACGGACAGACGGTTTTGTGGTTGCGGGCCGAGCGCCTCCGAGCGTCGTTGCACGCTTTGGAGGCATTCGAGTGGCACCGACTTTCCGTCACGGCAAAGGCACCAAGGTCTACATCAACCAGTTCGACCTGAGTGCTCAGCTTCAGTCCGCCAAATTCTCGTCGGTTTGCCCTTCGGCGGACGTGACGACATTCACCAACAACGACATGGTGTACATCCCCGGTATCCGGGACGCCACGATCTCGCTGGATGGACGGTTCAATTTCTCGACCGGTTCCGGGTCGTCCGCCGCCGACGCCATCTTCGCCCGCTACTTGGGTGGGTCCACCCAGTGGGTGACCACCATCGCGTTGGAGGGGCAGACGACCGGCGGGTGGGCCGTGATGATGAAGGGCGACTCGATCGCCCACGACGTCGACTCGCCCGCCGAAGGGATCGTTACTACCGCCGCCCAGGTCCAAGGCTCGAGCCTCCATCCGGGCGGGGTCATGCTGCGGCCTTTGGCTGCGGCGACGGCCACCACCGCGAACAGCGCGGTGAAGTTCGCCGGGTCGACCACCACCGGGTTCTCGACCGGCGGGGGGGTCGCCCATCTGCATGTGACGGCGGCGTCGACGGTGACGACCGGCTACACGATCAAGGTTCAACATTCGACGTCGGGATCGACGTGGGTTGATCTGGTGTCGCTGGCGACGCTGACGACGTCGGATGGTGGCACGTTCGTCCGGAGCACCGTGTCGGGGAACGTGAAGGAGCAGCTGCGGGCGAACCTGTCGGCGTTCACCGGCGGCGCAGCAAAGTCGATCACGTTCGCAGTCGCATTCGCTCGTAACGGAAAGGCAAAGGGCTAACCAATGGCACCCACGTTTCGTCATGGCAAGAACGCATTCTTCAGTGTCACGTCGGCGACGGGTGGCACGATCAACCTGTCGTCCGGTATCGACGACGTCAAGTTCTCCCGCAAGATGAACCCGGCCGATGTCACCCACTTCGGCAACAACGACAAGAACTACATCGTCGGTCTGCGGGACACCACCCTGTCTCTCACCGGGATTTTCTCGTCGACCCACGCCAAGAAACTCGACGCTCTGCTCGGGTCGACGTCGGGTGGCACGTTCATCTACGGGCCGGAGTCGACGGCGACCGGCCGACGCAAGTTCACCGGCTCGTCGTGGCTGACCGGCCTCGACTATGAGGCCCCGGTCGCGGACAAGGTCAAGTTGGCTCTCAACTTCCAGGTCACCGGCGCTGTCACCTCCACCAACTTCTAAACCCGACTAGGAGAAGACCATGAGCCTCATCGAACAGATCAAGGCTGCGGCTGTCGCCGGCGGCGAGAAGGTCACCGTGCCCGATTGGGGTGTCACCGTCGAGGTGCGCCCCATGACGGTCCGGGGCCGCAGCGAGGTGTACCACGACGCCATCGTCGACGACGAAACCCGCCTGGAGAAGCTCTACCCGGCGCTGCTCATCGCGTCGGTGTTCGACCCGGAGACAGGCGAGAAGGTGTTCTCCAACGCCGACGCCGAATGGTTGGCTGACCAGTCGTCGGCGCCGGTGGAGCTGTTGGCGACGAAGGTGTTGGAGCTGTCCGGGTTGACGAAGGCTGCGGTGGAAGCGGGAAAAGACGGTTCTTAGACGACCCGGGGTACCGGTTCGTTTTCTTCGTAGCCGAGAAGTTGCATATGACCGTGGGTGACCTGATGGACCGGATGTCGTCGTCGGAACTGACGGAATGGCAAGCCTATTTCGAGCTCGTCGCCTACGAGCAAGAACGGCGCCGTCGGCTGGCCGAGAAGGGAATCAGCATCTGATGGCAGCCGAGGAGACATACACGATCCAAGGGTCGTCGCGGTTGCAGGCGGCGCTGGCGCAGGCTGGGCCGCTGGCGATGGCGGCGTTGAAAGCGGCGATGGTGCAGGAACAGGAACAGATCATGGCCGCAGCCAAAATGCTTACCCCCGTCGACACCGGCGTGTTGCGGGCGTCGGGGACGGTGCTGCCCCCAGTGTCGATGGGTACGCAGATCGAAGTGGTCGCCGGGTTCGGTGGCGCCGCCAGCGCCTACGCCGTCCCGGTCCACGAGCGGATGGGTGTGCATCATCCGACCGGGCAGGCCAAGTTCCTGGAGCAGCCCTTCTTGGCGGCGGCATCTGGGATGGGTAGCCGTCTGGCGGCCCGGGTCGCGGCGGCCCTCGAGCGGCTGAGGGCCGCCTAATGGCACTCGAGGTTGTCGAACTTCTCACCACCCTGAAGGCCGATATTTCGGCGTTCTCGTCGGGCATGGACGCGGCGGGGAAGAAGTCGCAGGGTCTAGTCGACACGATCAAGCAGCATGCGGTGGCGATCGGCGCGGCGATGACCGGGCTGGGTGGCACCCTCGAACATTTCGCTGACCCGATGGAAACGTCGCGGGCGACTCTCGAAACGGTGCTGACGAACGCCGGGTCGAGTTTCGACGAACTGAAGGGCAAGATCGACGCGGTTGATGCCCACATGGAAACGTTCGGTCATACCCAGGCGGACACCGAACAGGCGTTGGCGACACTCACCACCAAGTTGGGTGACCCCACGAAGGCGCTCAACGATATGGGGCTGGTGGCTGAACTTGCCGCCACGAAACATATTTCGTTGAATGAAGCCGCCGGCCAGCTCGGCAAGATCATCGACGGTAACGCCCGCACCCTCAAGCAGTTCGGTATCACCGTGGTCAACACTACGAAGATGCAGTCCGACTATGACACGGCCCAGAAGGCCGTGACGACCTCGGCGAAGGATCTGGAGACCGCCACCCAGAAACTGGCGGACCTGAAAGCGATCGATTCCGCGAAAGCGAAACTGACCGTGAAAGATCAGATCGCTCTGCGGGACGCGCAGCAGGCTGTCACTGACGCCACCACGAAACATGACGACGCGGTGAAGACGGCGCAGGGTGACCAAGAGGCGTTGACGCAGGCGACCGCTAACGCGAAGGATCCGCTGACCCAATTGGGCGACAAGCTGAATGGGATCGCGGAGGCGCAGGCGAACACGTTCGGCGGGAAGATGGACGCCCTGAAAGTGAAGGTGGAAGATTTCGCCGGGTCGCTCGGCGCGAAGGTGGGGCCGGCGCTGGTCACTTTGGGTCCGGCGCTGTCGGGGATCGGCGGGATTTTGTCGTCGGGTGTGATCCCGAAGGTGGGGGAGGCGATCAAATCGTTTGTGGAGTTCGCCGCGGAGCATACGGTGGAGGCGGCTACGTTCATCGGCGAGAACGTGGCGATGGCCGCTGCGGCGACAGCGGCGTTCGTGGCGGAGAACGCGGCGACGTTGGGCATCGGGACGGCGATTGCGGCGCTGGTGGCGGGGATCGTGTGGGTCGCCACCCATTGGAAAGAGTCGTGGGATGCGATCACCGGGGCGGTTGAGGCTGCGGTCGGGTTTATCCGAGACCATTGGCAGCTGATCGTCGATGTGATCGCCGGCCCGGTCGGGATTGTGGTCACCCAGGTCATCGCCCATTTCGACACGATCAAGGGTGCGGTCACCGGTGTGTATAACTGGGTGACGGGCACGTTCCAGAACATGATCAACTGGATCGCCGGGGTACCGGGCGCGTTGGCCCGCACCGGCGGCCACATGTTCGATTTCATCATCAACGCCTTCAAGGGGGCGTGGGACTGGATCGCGAATAACTGGAACAGTCTCGGGTTCACTCTGCCGGAGATCTCGTTGGGCCCGGTCCATTTCGGCGGCTACCACATTGATCTGCCGCCGCTGCCGACGTTCGCTCTTGGTGGGACGGTCCCTGGGGCGATTGGGGCGCCGCAGTTGGCGATGGTGCATGGTGGTGAGGAGATCACGCCGTGGCGGGCTGGGGGGCCGCAGGGCGGTTCTAGTGGGGGTTCTGGGCCGGTCACGATTCAGCTTGTGGTGGACGGCCAGGTGTTGACCGAGGTTGTGCATAACGGGCTGTTGCAGAAACAGCGCCGCACCGGAAACTTGGGTATCGAGGCTGCCTGATGAAGCTTCAGGATATTACGAACCAGTTGACGGTGATCAAGGCGCAGATCCAGCGGTTCGGGATTCAGACGGTGACGTCGGTATCCCGGCCGACGGCGCCGGGGCTCGGGCAGAGCATCTACGAGGGCGACACCAACAAACTGATGGTGTGGAACGGGATCGCCTGGGTGCCATATGGCGCGGGGGGCCAGCTCGCTTTCGCCGAGACGACTACCGCCGCCACGACGAACGCCGGCACCGGCGCTGAGATCACGGCGTTGAACACCAACCCCGTCACGATCCCGAGCGGCCGAAGGATACGGATCACGGTCAGATGGTGGGACCATTTGTTCACCGTTTCCGGGGATTTGTATTTCATTCGGATCCGGGAAGACGGGCTGACCGGCACTCAGCTTGACGCGATCACGTTCGCCACGTTGACGACTCAGCGGTTCGGGCATGGGTTTTGGACGATTTATACCCCGACGGCCGGGTCGCATTCCTACTATTTGACCGTCGGACGGGCCGGCGGTACGGGTTCGCTGACCCTTGCGGCGGCGAGCGGCCTGACGATGAAGATTTTGGTTGAGGATCTCGGCCCCGCCTAGGAGGCACATATGAGTAACGTCGGCTATACCCCCGGCGCAGGCAAAACTATCGGCACCGACTCCATTTCCTCCGTCGAATACCAACGCGTCAAAACCGTTATCGGAGCCACCGGCAAAACCAGCGACATGCGGGCCGTCACCCCCGGACAGTCAGTCGCCAGCACCGCCGCCGGAACCACAATCGCCAGCTCAAGCGGCATCCTGTTCGGCATCGCCTACTGGTCAACCGCCACCGGAGCGGCAACCATGACCCTCCGGGACAGCACCACGTCGAGCACAGGGAACGTGCTGTGGGGTGCCACGCTCTCTACCGGTGTCGGGACCCGCACCTACAACGAATGGTTCGGCCCTCAAGGCGTCAAGATGGCGTCCGGTCTTCGTGTTGTCCGGTCCGGCGTCAAAACCAACGTCATTGTTTACTACGTCTCGCCGACGCCTGCCTAAATGCTCACCACCCTTCTCGCCCGAAACGTCACCGCCTCCACAACCGACATCGTCACGAACATCCTCATGTTCGAACAAATCGACGGCACCTGGCGAGACATCTCGGCCGACCTCATGACCGGCACAACCCGACGCGGCAAAACCAAAGAGTTAGACGCGTTCACCGCCGGGAACATGACCCTCACCCTCAGCAACAACAACCGGCAATACGACCCCAACTATGCGTCGTCGCCCTACAACGGCAGCATCCTCCCCCAACGCCGCATGCAACTCCTCACCATCGTCAACGGAACCCTCTACAGCGTGTTCCTCGGCTACATCAACAGCTGGACACAGAAATACACCGGGCCCCACTCCGCCAACGTCGAAGTGTCGTTGACCGACGCCTTCAAAGTCATCGCCAAAGCCGGCATGCCCACCTCCGTGTACGCCAAAGAAGTCAAAGCGGACAGCCCGCTTCACTGGTGGCGGCTCGGCGAAGCCGCCGGATCCACCATCGCCCGCGACACCGCAGGGTCCGCCCACCTCGACCAGGTCTCCAACACCCCCACCTTCGGAGCGACCGGCCTCCCCTCCCAAGACACCGACAGCGGCATCGAAATCAGCTCGATGGGAGACGGAGTCGCTTCCACCCCCGCCGGATCCCTCTACGTCACCACCGCCCCCCTCACCCTCGAAGCCATAGTCACCCCCAAATCGTTCGCCGGGACGTACGGGGCGATCACCACCTCCGGCGGGAACGTCCTTCTCCACTTCAACAACCAAGGGGTCGGGGCCCGCCTCGCGGTCACGACCAGCGCCCACGCGCTCCTGTCGATCGCCACATCCGATTTCGCCACCGGCTTCTCGATCACCGGGTCGACAACGTTGGTGCTCGGACAGACCTACCACATCGTCGGGGTGTGGGACGCGACCGGCGCCGCCCGCCTCTACGTCAACGGTGTGTTGGACGGGTCGTCGTCGACGCCGGTGGTTAACTTCGCGTCGGGTACCGCCACCACCGTGGTCGGTGGATCCCCGGTCTTGTTCTCCAACTTGCAGGTGTACGGCCAGATCGGCGTGATTGACGAATGCGCTTTCTATAACACGGCGCTGTCCGCCGCCCGGATCGCTGTCCACGCTTCGGCTGCTCTCACTGGCCGGGCTGGTGATTCGCCTGGGACCCGGTTCGGGTGGGTGTTGGACACGATCAACTGGCCGTCGGATCAGCGGGTCATCTCCACCGGCGCCTCCGTCCTCCAGTCGGCCAAGCTCGGCCAGTTCGCCCAGACCCATCTACAGGGTGTCGCCGACGCCGAATTCGGCAAGTTCTACGTCAACCAGTGGGGCGGGATCGTTCTCCATTCCCGCCAGGACGCTGTCGACCAAGTCTCGCAGGGGACGTTCGTGGACAGCCACAACGGGTCGGTCAATTTCATCAACTCGGCGACCCCGGAGTACACCGACCAGCTGATCCGCAACGATGTGATCATCCAGCGCGACGGTGGGGTCCCCGAAGAGGCAACCGACGCCACGTCAATCTCGAACTATCAGATCAATTCGTACAGCAAGTCCGGCATGTACCACAACAGCGACGACCTGTCGCTAGCCGCGGCCCAATATCTCGTCGCCAACTACAAGGATCCGTTGCAGCGGATCTCGCAGCTTGTCCTCATGCCCCGGGAAGACGCCGTTAATCTGTTCCCGCAGGCGTTGGCCCGGGACCTGACCGACTGGATTACGGTCACCTACACGGCGCAGGGGCTGGGTTCGCCGTTCACGCAGACGACGGTGATTGAAGGTATCCAGCATGATTTCGGGCCGAAGTCGTGGAAGACAACGTTCTTTTTGTCGCCGGCTGATGCGAAGACGTATTGGAAGCTTGGGGTGACCGGCTTTGGTGAGCTCGGGGTGAACACCCGGCTCTTCTATAACCTAGGACCCCTCGGCCTTCTTGCGGGCTCGCCACTCGCGGGTACGCTCTCGCATGCACTCTCGGCACATTCGGTCCCCCCGTTTGGAAACATAGGTGTTCTCGCCGTCATAGGGATGGCCCTGGGGACAATGGGTTTTCGGCACCTTCGGCGACGGAACAAAGCGTCGGCGGTTCTTGATGCGCCAGCACTCCCGACAGGCTCGCCCGCCGTTCTTAAGGACCGTGTCGTAAGGGTGGCCCAGCGGGCAA